CTTCACTATCGCCCTGGTCTATAATTTGAATAGCTGGGAACACATTGGTAGGTAGGTCAGCAAACCGACTCACTTGTCTAGTTATGTATTTAGCACTTGAAGCCACCCTTAACAGCGCCTCTAAGTCAGCCAACACTTGTTCCCTTGTATTCATCCTCTATTTAGCCTTATAGGTGGAACACCCACCATATCTTTATTTAAATCAAGACCTGAGAACTGGCCGTCTTTATTAAAATCATATAGAGGAGCATTACCTAATAGTTCAAGTTCATCATTATATTTATTCCTATAGAACTCACCTCTATCAAAAAAGCTATCCTCACCCTCTACCGTTGTTTTCATGAGAGAAGGGAATAAGTAATAACCTAAGGTTTTATATATAAATAGGTTTTTAAGTATAGCTGTATTTAGGTAGGCCAAATCAATAACTGGCATAAGTCTAGATCCATTACTATTAATACCTTGAGCTAAGTTAGTTCCTAGAAACTTAGTATAGGCACTGGGGAACCAAATATAACTAAAATAATTTACTATATCAGTCTCAGCACTACCAATCATAACAGACGTCGTCGTTACTCCGTAATTAGCTAAGTCTGGGAAGAATACTTCCAGGTCTGCCTGAGTGATATAAGTAGGCATTTATTTAGCAGCCTTTGTTGCTTTTTTAGCTGGAGTCTTTTTAACTACTTTCTTAACAGCAGGCTTCTCAACATTGAATGACTCAGCACTATATTGGACTTCCAATACTTTAAACTGTTCCTGAGACATAGTAGTTTCGAACTTACCAACCCCTACATATTTCCACATAAAACCACCAAGTTTAAACTCATTAATCTCTTGTAAATCTTTTGATAAAATAACTTTCATAAGTACCATCCTTTTATATATAAAAATACGACAAATAAAAAGGGAGGCCGAAGCCTCCCTTAATAATGTTATACGATCTTACAGTGCAGGATCGATTCCGAATGCTCTAGAGATAGCGTTAGGATTAGCAACAGTGAAGTTACCATACCATTTAACCCTAAATCTTTGTGCGTCGAAGCCTTCCAAGTTACCTAAAGTTTCAACCGAGATACCAGCTGAAGATGCTTTAGGGTATACCAAGGAAACACCGTCGGTCAAGTTACCTGAGTCAAAAACTCCGGCATAGATACTATCCCAAGTACCACCAGCGATAGCAAGGCCATCTACTGTTTCGGTAGCAAGTTTATAATCAGATACAAAGATGTTGATTCCTTCGTACTGGTCAAGTGTGATAGCTTCAAGTACTGTTACCTGTTCCAAAGTGTTTCCACCAAGTGATCTCTGTAGCTGACGATATTTACGTCTCATTGAGAAAGACATCAAGATGAAGTCTACTCTACCATTTTTAGATTTAACATTATCAACCAATTGATCAAGCTTGTTGAATGTTAAGGCGTCACCCAATATAGTATCTACTGGTGCTACTGCATTTACGTTTTCTGAGAACATAGAGTTCATAGATCCAGGTAATCCAGTACCGTTTACAATACCATCTTCTAGACTTCTACCAACACCCATAGCAGCTGAAGTTATTTCAACACCAGCAGCGTCTAATGAACTTGAAGTACTAGAAGCTATTGCCAAGTTAGATATATCAGCGTCTCTAACGATAGTAGTAGCAGCTACTGACTTTTGAGTTAATATTGTATTAGTTGAGGCTGGGATAGCAGCGCCTTCTGCCAAAAATGAAGCAGTTTGGTCAGGACGTGAGCTTACTACAGCTGCTTTACCTTCATATCCATATGCTGGTATGAAACTCATGATAGGGTTAACCTTTACTACCTGGTCAATTACTGGACTGATTAAGTCGTTATTTAATAGTTTGCCGATTTCGGCTAATGTTTGTGCCATTTTAATCTCCTTTTATTTTATTATATAAACACATTGTAAAATCAAAAAGACCTGTCTTTTTAAAGTGGCCAATCTATGCGTCTAGCAATAAAACAAATTAGGAGCCAATCTAATCTGAGTGTAGTAGTGCCTACTACAGCAATGGGAGTTGGACCTGCCTCGTCCCATTGCTATAAAATACTATCCCTTAAGTAGGTTTTCCAGTCCTCTAGCCAATCTATCTTGACCAGACAATTCAGCAGCAGGTGCTTTATGTTCACCACCAGCACTACCAGTACCAGCCTCAACACCCTTAACTAGATATTTATTTTCAGTTAGGAATGAGCTAACATAATCATCAACCTTAAGAAGATCGCCCTTCTCATTAAAAGTAGGCTTACCATCTTTATTAATAACTTCAACCTCATTGTTTTCGTTAAGTCTAATATTATCACGCAAAAGCATAGATATTTGTGAAGGGTTGATAGCGTTAAGTTTAGCAGCAGTTGAAACGATAGCGTCATTAACTACCGCTTTCTTATATTTACTTTCTAAGTCTTTTGCTTTTTGTTGAGCAGCTGTTAGTTTCTCTTCATAACCACTAACGATAGCGGCCTTTGCTTCTTCCCATTTACCAGCGCTTTCTAAGCTTGCTTGTTCAGCAGTTTTTGCTGATTCTTTTAAAGCTTTATATTCATCTACATCAATACCTTCAAACTCTTTTAAAGCCACTCTACGTGCAGCGGCTTCCTTTCTAGTTTCAGCTAAGTCTGCCTCTAATTGTGTAGCCTTTTCAGCCTGTGCCTGTAGTGCTGCAATTTCTTCTTCTGTCATTTCATTCTCCTATTTATTTTTTAATTGGGGTGAAGTGGTGTCTACAATTCCATCCGCCACGAACAACAAAAGGATCCCCATCCCTCTTACCATCCCATGACTTGTTACGCCAATCTTCAAACTCTTTCTTAGTTAGTGTGTTTCCAACATGAGAGGCGCACCAAGCTCTATTCTTGCTATCACTTGGCCCCTCATATTTCCAACTACTAACACCTATCAATATTGACAATTCTTTATTTACCAGGCTTTCCAATTCAAAAGCCTTTGTTGTAATAATAGTTTTAAGTCCACGGATATTATTATTTCCCAATCCTGAGCTCTCTAACGTTTTTTTTACACTATTTATAATATCTGATTTCTTAGCACCGGTTGCTATTTGAGTTGATAGAGTACTTACTATCTCAGCAGTCTTACTATCTATAAGTGCTTTATATTCTATTTTAATTGTTGTAATAAAGCTATCAATCTTAGACGCTACTTCACTGCTAATCTTTACATTCTTATCTATTGTCCTAGCTTTCTTAAGTGGTATTGCTGCTATAGATACAAGGCCGTCCAATATTGTGTTAACTTTATTTATAAAATTATTCTTATCTATTTCAATTGTTTTTTGTATTTCAGAAACACCAGCCTTGCTACTAATAAGGGTTCCGGCAGTAATTAATAGGGCAGCCAAAAAGGCGTCTAATTCATTCCCTACCTCTTGTTCCTTGTCAACTACTGCCTGCTGTAATTCTTCGTTCATTACTACCCCTAGTATAATAAAATACTGCTACTTGGAATTAAGTATAAATAGTTTTTCAGTTGCTTTCTTATCATTGCATGGGGAGATAGTGTTTAATAATTCTTTTTCATAGATACATGTAAAATCGTCAGGCATGTTATATTCGCTTACGAATATTTGGTGGCCTCTCTTAGACATTAGTCTGAGCCAATTATAATAGTCGTCATAATTAATAACATCCTTATATCCAGCCGTATCCCTATATGGGCCATCGCAATAAATTATACTCTTATCCGGTATATCCATATTATTATAACTACCACTAGAGAATATAATGCCTTTGAGGTTTGGTGCTTGTTTATTTAGATTATTGCAGTGCTCATCTATATATGCCCTACCGTTTGAGTGGATATCCTCTAAACAGTTACAATTCCACCTACCACTAAACGTACCAATAAACCCAGCATATCCATATTCCAAGTCTGTATAATTACCACCACCAGCCCTGTAGTCTTCTTGTACCTTTTTACGCCATTCATATATGAGTGGTGTTAGAATATGGCCACCTGCCATATGTTTTAATAGTGCTATTAAATATTGGTTATTATCGTTGGCATATCTAAGTCCATCAACTTTGTCTATTAGATTACATCCACCGCAGAATGGCTCGACGTATGCTTGGCCTTGTTTCCTATTCTTTAAAATAATTGGGAGAATGTACTTAGCCAATCTCCGCTTACTTCCCATATATACCATTACTACCCCTAGTATATAAAAATACTTAGAGTCGAAATCTGGCCAATTTTTTAACAGCACTAACTAATGTCTTATTTATAGCCTGCCTACTCTTCTTACTAATACCTACCCATTTACGTTTAGGAAGTTTCTTAGTTCCGTTTTGGTGATCCTGTCCACGCTTCCTTAGTTCGCTATTACTAAAACCAAGTTGATATGTTCCTTTTCCTTTACGTCTCACTTTGAAGTCGTTTAACATATCGCCTGAGTCTCTAAGATTAACGACGCTACTATTGCGCTTAAGTCTTTTTGTCATCTTAGAATAAGTAGTAAAGCGGCCACCTTTTACATCCTTACCAGTGGCCGTCTTCTTTTGGATATCCTTATAGACATCAATAGCAATAGTTTTAATAGCCTTGTCCACTATTTTATCCGACGTCTTTTTCATCTTTTCCAGACTTTTTATAACGTCCTGTATACTAGCCATTGTTAATTGTATCTATAACACTATTGACGCTCTTATTAGCCTCATCTACTACTCCAGCATTAGCAGCAGTTTCAGCTTCTATGGCATCCCTATCAGCCTGTGATATATTTTCATCACCGCTAATCTTAGATAGTGTTTTAATAGCCATACTTTCCTCTACCTTTTCATTGAAGGTTGGGCTATTGATTAGCATCTTAGCTTTAATAGCATTATCTAAATCACTAGACAAATCACGAACACTAAAGGACTTAGGATATATTACTTCAGCACCACTTGGAACACCTAAATATCTAAATATTAAATTATATATCTTTTCTTCAGCCTTCTGTAATTTAACAGCCATTGCGCCTAGCGTTGAATGTAAGGACATAAGTCTAGCCTCTAACGCTACTCCACTCTCACCACTCTTATCCACTGAGGTTCCTAATGTATGGGATAGGCTCTGGACATCTATGAATACTTGATTACGCCATTGTAATATTTCATTTAAACTAGTATGAGGAGGCTCAAGCCAAGCTGCCCTTGCTTCTGGGTGGTTAATATCATACGGCAATGCATTACCAACTCCAATAGTAATATCTTCACTATCACCAGCTCTATAAGGGATTTCCAAAATAGGATATGCACTCTGCTCGATTATTTCATACGCATTACTATCTAAGTTATATATACGTTTAGCTAAGTAAGATATATCACTAATCAAACTCTCGCCATCTCCAAGGTCATCAGAGAAGCCATCTTTATATGTAATAGATACAGCAGGGATAGAGCTTAGTTTATTAATACCATTATCGATTAATTTAAGTTCACCTTTTTTCTTACTAATTAAAAACCACTCTGTTGTAGTCCATAATTTATAATATTCTTCACCAGTAGTATCGTCATCACCTTCTTTTAACAATAGCATTTCTAAGTGACGCTTACCGTTTCCTGGTCTAGACAGTTTCCAATTCAATACTGAGGTAGGTGGATATATAGTAGCATATGGAAGTAGACCATTATCGATAGCGGCCTGCAGACTTATTACACCCTCAAAATTAGGAGCATCTACAATTACTAACATCCTACCATACACCATAGTCCAACGGCTTACCTTTTGCATAAACTCATCAATGCTATCATCATTCATATTTACATTTTTATTAATAGTTTTTAATACTTCATCATATGTCTGAGGGACGTCGAACTTCCTATTAATAGGATTGGAATAAAGATAGGAGGTATAGACATCAACTACTGGTGCTACTACATTAGTATAGCTTGATAGCTGCTTACGACGCTTATGATTAGATCTGGTTTCCCTATTGTGTTTAATAAGGTTGTCGCTCTCCATGTATGTCTTGCCGCCCTTATAGCTATCGTGCAAAAACTCCCAGAAGTCTTTATTATCCTTATAATCTTCACTACCTTCTAAAAGTCTTTTGAGTTCCTTCTGGAAGTCCTGACCAATTCTCTTATCTTTATTATCATTAGTTGACATCTAAAACCCTCTTTAAGTAAAAATACGTTATAGGTCTATCATAGTAAACTTAGTCGAAGTCATACTATCAATAGGCATAATATAATGTATTGGATATTTCATGGCATCGGTCATATGAGTTAGGTCGCCCTGTTTTTTAAACTCCTCAAAATTAAGACGCTCAAGTCCTTTTATTAGCGCTCTACATCTTGGGTGTATTATAAGTTTGTCTTTATATAGAGCAGTGTTAACAGCATTATAGGTATCCCTAACGCTCTTTGTCTTACTATGAGCGAATATAGTAAAGTTGTTTTGCTCCAATATAGATAGGTCAGTGGTACCAATATTAGCTGATGTTTTGCGTTGATTACCAGCTGGATCCGGATAGCACTTAATCCATCCAGTTTGGTTTTTATTATAACTAAATATCCTATCTCTAACTGTCTCAGCCATTAGTTGTGTATTGCTATTCATCAACTCTATCTCTTCTAATACATAGATGACGCTATCATACTCATAGAACAATACAGCACTCATTGGGTTGACGTTAAAATCCATACCTACCATTATCTCTCTACCAGGAATATAATCGAAGTTCTTAATATGGTCGTCCCTTTTAAATCCATAATAGATAGTGCCCTTAGCTAAGTTAACGAACTCACCATTCATATATGCCTGTACTAATTTGTCGTCATACATATTCTTAAGGCTCTCTATATAACTATCTGGGTTGGCTTTGTTATCTGTTGTCTTAGCACGTATTACTTCAATATCATAGTCGTCTTTATCTTCACCCTCTGATATGTCATATCCCCAATTGAGTTGCTCAGGCGTACCAAATAAACCTAGCTCTATTAAGCTGGCTCCTGGGTGTCTAAGTCTAGCCATCAACTGCATGAATACTTCACGGTCTTGTATGAATGGTTCATCAATATATGCACATGCTAAGTTGGGGCCCTTAAGTAATTCTGGGTTATCTCCACTTGATACCCATATGACAGCATGGCGGCCCTTATAATATATATTAAACTCCGAGTCTTGAACTTTAAACTCATACTTAATATTACGGCCATTGAGTAGGTTTTTAATCTCTGGTATTATTGTACGCTTAGCTACTTTATATGAAGGGCTAACTATCATTATAGGAGCTGGAGCATTATGAAGAGCAGTAGCTATAGAACGCTTAGCACAAGTCATTGTTTTACCTGAGCCATATCCACCGACTAATAATTTAATCCTAGACTTGGACGCCCAGAATGCTCGTTGGTGTTTAAACATCCCACCTTTAATTAGTGTCTTAGTTTTATTACCATCGACAATATCTTCTTGGAAGACTGGGTCTTCCATACGCCAAAAGCTCATATTATTTCTTAAACTTAAGTCTTATTTTATTCCTAATAGTGCGGAAGTTAAACACTAGCTTAGTACGCATAACTCCAAGCCTATGTAATATCCTTTTAAATATAGGCATACGCTCTACTACCAAAAAAATTACAATTATTACCAAGCATACAGTTTGTATAATTTCTAACATATTATCTCCTTATAATAAGTCTTCGAAGAACATCTCGAAGTCAACGTTTGCGCTAATACCTTTACCTCTTGGATCGCTCCACAATACCTTAAACTCAGCACCAGGTGGAAGTGTCTGTGGGAAGTCAAAGTTATACGTTACGCTTCCCCTATCACCGAATATAGTTTTACTAGCTACATATGTATCCTGTATGTTTTTACTTATAGGGTCTACCGTCGCAAAGGCTTCTACTAACAATATCCTCTGATCTGATCCAACATGTATCTGTGTTATTACACCTTTCCTGTCTAGTGGCATCTTAAAGAACAATGTATGCGTCTTTGTTTTACCAATATCTATCTGATGAATGACTGCTGGAACGATAGGAGGAACAAATACTGTAGGCGGAACAGTTGGTACTGGTAGTGTTGTTGTGAGTGTGATAGTTCCAGCAGCTCCTAAGACAGCGTCCGGAGCACTGTGAGCATATGCCGCATTTACGGTATCCCATATCTTAGTTGTTAATACAGGAAGTATACCACCCAATACTACTGTCTCCTCTTGATGATTACCAAGTGCGTCAAGTCCTATCAAGTCAAGCTGATGAAGACCCAAGCTCACTATAGCAGGCGTAATTGTAAGTGCTGCTCCAATTGGAGTTGCTATTAATGTAGGTGCTATTGTCAACACTCCACCTGTCAGAGGTGCTATGTTAGGTAGGTAACTCACTACTATATAAGGATTGATATCTCCAGCAAATGTAATTGTATCGCCTACCAATATTCCACCAACACCGTTATCAATATTAAATATTGTGCTACCTATAGGATAGGAGACAGCAGGAAGTGTAGGAGCTACCGTCGTATAATTAATGCCTGAGCCGGTGTCTAGTGCTGATGTACTTACAATTGATATCTTAGCAGGAGCCCTTAGTACTGGCTCAACTGGTAGGAGTAGGTTTGAAGCAAGTGTTGGAAGCGCTGGCACTAATAGCGTATCTGCTTGTTGATTGATACTCCAGTGTCCAGCAATATCGCCCTTAGCAATATCGTCATAATATCCTGAGCTACTAACTCTTAATTTATTATGGACATGTTTCATGCCGAATGGTATGCCTGTCACCGCATCAACCATCTCAACTGCTACTTTCTGTTGGCCGTTAATATGAGAAGCTGGAACATTTACGCCGGCGCCATTGTCAAAATTAACCTTTCTATTATCATCTACCTGAGCCACATTCTGTACTGCTGGGAAGTTATTAACACTAATCGTCTGAACACCAGCGACGTGGGCTATCGTTACTGGATTACCAAGTCCGTCATCCAACTCAATTATATTAGACGATCCGGCAGACTGATTAATAACCTCAACCTTCATTGCGCCTGGGTCTACTATACTTCTACTAATTGTTATAGGGTTGCCTAGTCCATCATCTAATGATATAAGGGTTTGTCCTGATACTGAGGCAGCGTTATTCAATACTACCTGAAGTGGTGTAGCGCTATCAACCTCACTATACAAGCCTGTTAAAACATCCTTAACCATCATTATCTGTGGTAGTGGATTAGTCGCTGATACTGGTATATCGTTTACTCTTGCCATGTTGGTATGCCTCTTTTATAAAAATACATTTACAGGAACTTATCATCCACCTTGATATCTTCCCTTACTTCATCCGCATCTTGTTGATCTGCTTCCTTGCCAAACTTACCCCTAAACCTACGCTCTAATATCCAAGCAGCGGCCTGCCATTGTTTAGAGCTATGGATTTGTATCTGCTCTAATAGTTCGGTTTCATACTCTGCTAAAGCTTTCTCAGTTAGCTCTTTATATTTAATATGGTTCTTTTTAGTAGGGTCCTTAGCATACTTCAACCAAGCATAGTGGGTGGTGCGATCAATATTACAAGCCTTGCAAGCCGCATCAATGGTTGCCCCTTTTCTAATCAATGGGACTATTTTCTTAATTAAAGCTGGGGTGCATTTACTTCTTGCCATGTATAAAAATACGTAAAAGCAAAAAAGGAAGGCCGAAGCACTCCTAAGAATAAAAATAATTATAATTACATACCTTGAAGTTTATAATTAAGGTTTTCTAGTTGCCTGTTAATAGCTTTAACTTCTCTCATTAAGGCTATCCATACACCATGAGGTTTGTGATTTGATTCTTTAATTCTTCCTAAGGTATCTACCATATTAAGTAGCTCTTCCTTATCTCCCTTTAAGTTGTTGATAAGTTTAAGTAGTTTTGCCTCTTGTTTAAGTTCGTTATTCATTACGCTACTCCCTTATATTCGATAGTTTCTAATTCGTTAACTATATATGCTAACTGAGTCTTTAAAGCCTTAAATATATTTAATGGTTTGTTTTCATCTGATATCTTTTTATTTAATGCTATCATAGCCTCTATGCTTTCTTTATCTTCTATTAGCTGAGCTATTACTGTGTTTCTATTCATGTTGGCCTCCTATTGCCTTCCTTCTAATACTATTATACACTATTTTAGTGTGTTTGTCAAGCTTTTTCTTTAGTTTATTTTATACTCTTTATTCATTGCCTCTAGTAATAATTCAACTACTTCTTGTCTGGTTGCCCCTATATTATCTTTTAGCAGCTGAGCCCAAGTAGTGTTAATAAAACTTATTGTCTTGTCTGTGTACATTTTTTTAGCCATTGTTTCTCTCCTATAATAATATATATAGGTAGTTGGAGATAAAAAGTTAATTCTTTTATATTGTCGGATAAGTAGTGCCTATTATTTAGGCAAAAATAGCAGAAGTCAATGATAT